TCTCCGTCAGGGATGTACACCATCACCCTGGTGCCATGTGTCATGGCTTTAGCCAACCTGAAATTGACATCGGTGTACAGGTTCAGCGCATGGTCATCCTTGACATACAGCAAATCGTCCATCATGGCCAGGAGATGCAGGACACTAGAATAGTGCTTTGGCGCATTAGGAAGCCCAAGGCAGCCACCTGTCTGTACCAAGGTTAGGTGCATACGTTCGCGGAGGATCTTGGCCGCCACGGCCCTCGCGAGGGTGTACTTGCGTTCCCTGCACTTTGATTGCAGCTGTTCAGTGGTCAACCCACTGGACGATGCGCAAATGTCGATGACGGTCCTGCGGTTCTCAAGGGTGTCATGGTACATCGGTTCGGTGCGTGTCTTTTTTGTCATATCTGTAGTTTGAGGGTTGGCCTTTTGATTTCACCGGTGTCCAGGTCCACCACCCACACCCTGGAACTTTCCCCGACATGTGCCAGGGGTTGGTCCTTCAGGAGGCGGGTGATGCACTCCACCGCCAAGGATGGTGTGACGGGTCCGTGTACCTTGACGCCTTTTGTTGTGACTTCCAGGATCTGTAGGTGGTATCTTTCCATGTGGCATGTTTGCTGTGTCAAATATGAGTAGTGCAGTAGTGCAATCAAAATTCGACATTCATCTATATATATATATTATTTTACTTTTTTACTCTCTTATAAAATATAGGAAATTTGATTGCACTGATTGCACTGCCCTCTGGGCGCATTGATAACCAACAGGTTGCGAGTGCAGTCAAATCAGTGCAGTTAACTTTTTTTGATTGCATTTTCATGTTGACTGCACTCATGAAAGTGGTAAAAAGTGTTAAAATGTTAAAACGGCGCATCTTCCAGTGCAGTTAAGTCGTCATTTAGTGCAGTTAAAGGGCCTCCAGTGCAATCAACTGAATTTGTTAACTGCACTGAAATTCGAACCCCAGTGTGGTTGTTTCGGGTGGTTTCGGACACATAACCCGACCTTTCGATGTAGGTTTTTACCTTCCTGCCAAACACCTTGTCGGTCATATTTTTGAGGTTATGGGCCTTGCTGATGTACTGGTAAAGGGCCGACTTATAGATGATCAGGGTGTCCCTATTCTTCCAATCGAAAGCCTTTTGCATACTCTCGGTCATGTCTTTTCGGAGGTCGTAAGGCTTCAAAGCATGTGCAAATTCTTGGGCATCCTTGCTGTTTTTACATGCCTCCATCGCCTGCTCGATGGTGTCAATAATGCTTTCAGGTACCAGTGTTTTGATCAGACGTTGATTGTTATTTCGATCCATTTGGGCGTTTGTATATGAAATAACGCCATGCTTCAGGTACAACTGGATGCACATAATGGCCACATTCATAGCCTCCATCCACTGGTCATTAGTCCATTCATCCGAGAAAAAGATAGTGCCAGGAAAATCATCACGCAGGCTGTGGGTGCTTCCGTAATGCTTTTTTATGGACATGATTATGAACCTGTCCTTGTCGCTGTCGCTTTCAAGGTTCGGCAGGTAATTGGTGGTAATCATTATTTTTGGAGACATCCTGAAAGGGATGGTGTAGCTCTTTTTCCCTTTCGCTTCAACTAGCCAATCGTCCGTGATGTAGTTGTAAAACTGATTCATCAGGATGGTCGGTGCCGGGTCATTCAGATGGAAACCCTGCACCCCAGGAACCACCTGTTGCATCTTAAACTGACTGTCACTTTTGTAGTTCCTTCCGTCCTGCTGCACGCACGTCCTCACGGATTCGTAGAACTGAGCAATAAGGCCTTTGCCGGACCTGCCACGGGCTTCATCCTGGTCCTCGACATCCTCGATCATCATCAGGGCCTTGGCAAAATTGCGGAGCTTGTAATCATGCAGCATATAGCCAAGGCAAGACATCATGTACCTCAGGTGATCGTCATCATGCGATACATTTTTCAGAAACCTTCCGAAATCACCCATCCCTTCAAACTGCTTATACTCAAAATGTTTGATGTTGCGTGAAAACACACAACCCGGCAGATCTGTGTATTTAGCCAGTTCTACGTTGTCTCTTGTAATACGCAATGCCCCATTGCTGAAGTAGATGTAACTGGCATGCCTTTCGTCGCGCATCAATGTGCCTTCAAAGTTTGGCAGGGCCGCCATGTATTTCATAATCTGTGGCATAAATGCAAGCAGAACCCTGCTTTCATGCTCGCCGGCATAGTTGCGCGCTACTTCGTCCCGGTATAGCCTTTGCAGGTCTTTTTCATCGCAGTGGTATATGATGTTGTCAACCACCCGCACTAGTTGCACCACGGTATCGTCGGTCGATGACATGCGCATCCACCGATACCCCGCATTTTCGGCCCATTCGATGATGCCCTTAACCTCCACCCTCCACACATCCTGCCCACCCCTGGTTGGCGTTGGAAAGGCCATCGGCGTCACCTTAGGCAGTTCTATCTGCATTTCCGGTGCCACCCCTTCAATCTGCCTCATCACAGCCTTCCAACTTTTGCCGTTCAGGTAGTACATCACCCTTGATGGCGTGTGACTGAACGATTGCCCGCTGTCAAACGATGGAAAATCGGTCGATGTTGAAAATATGGACAATCTTTTCCGATTGAGCCAATAATTACCTGATGACGGTTCGCTTTCGGCTCGCCCAGGCCGCCACACCTTGACGTACTGCCATTTTTGTCCGTTCACGGGCTTTACATGCACTCGGCCTCCGATGGTCCATCCATTTTTGCGTAACAAATCGAGGATGAAACTTGCATCACAGTCGGCATCGAACTTGGCAATGGCTGCGCTATACTCGGCAGGTACCTGCACGGCCGGCAGGTAGGTGGACTTGGTATTCTTTTCGCCCGTGTATTCGTCGAGCTGCTTGGCCACATCGCACAGCTGCGCCATCTCATCGGCTGTCAACATCTGCAGGTCGAAAAGGGACCCTTGCAGATATTCATACCCAGGTGACGGTGCGGCGTATGTCACGCAGTTGTTGGCCGCGGATCTGCAGGCAATCCATTCAGACCCTGTCGCACTGGATGCGAGGGCCTTCTCGGTCACTTGCGCTGGACAAAAGAAATAAACGTGATACCCTGCGCTGCGTGTCTTTTCAATCACCAGTTTGCTCAACAGGTCCGGATCGATGATTCGCGACCATGTGGCGTACAGGTCTTTGCCAGGTGCATTCTTCTCGTCGAAATCAAGGGCCTTCAGGTGGGGGTTGCACTTGCCGTGCATGACGGCATACGCATTGTCATACCCTGCATCAAGCAGGGCCATGATTTCATCCGTGCTGAAACCCGTGTCGAACTTACTTGAGTAGTTCGGATGGATGAATTTATGACCGTTGTGCTGCAATGGAAGGACATGGATGCCTTCCTGATGCAATTCAAGAATCAGGTCTTTCATGACGTTGGTGTGTGTTGTAAGTAAAAAAGACCGGTAATTACCTGTGTGTCAATCAAGCAGGGCAATAAAAATACTCAAAGACATTCAAGAATGGCACGTTGGGACTTATGTATAATTTTCATGGCGTTGGATATGGCTTTTATGCGTTCTTCTGCCAAGGCATCGTACACTTCAATGTCAAGGCTCATCAGTTGCGTAATCACACCTAATTGGTTGTCAATCAGGTCGGTGTAATTATACTCTGTCCCTTCTTCTTCTGTTATAATATCCATTTCATGGCTCATAGTATCGTGCCTTTATGGATCCTGTAATTCTTGACGCTGAAATCATCGCCGTCACGCCTAGCAATGGCAAAGCCTTGGGACCACTTGTTTAGTTTGGCGTAGTCCGGGTGCATGTCGCAAAGACAACCGACGGACCAGGTAGTGGTGATCTTGCCATTCATGTCCGTCTCGGTGTGTTCGCTGACTTGATGCGCATGCCCCTGCAGGCTTGACACTTTTGACTTGAGGAAAAGCCCACGGGCCACATTGACAGACTGAAATATGCCACTGGCGTACTCATGGCCGTGAATGATATTCAGATGCCCAAAACGAACAATCCTTTTGTCTTTTATGATCTTGACCCCAGGCATTCTGTTCGTGATGACATTGTCAAGGTTAAACTCAGGCACCCCTGCAATCTCGGCGGCCTTGGTCCACAGGAAATGGTCATATCTCTCCTCATGGTTACCATATTTGTAATACACAGGCAGAGGCAAGGCATCTTTCAAAGCCGCATAAAATTGCTGCAGGGTCTCAAGTTCCTCGGCCACACTGCGCTGCTTTGGGTCCCTAGTAAATCGTGATAGGCCGTAAAAGTCAAGCACATCCCCATTTAGCAATATCGCCTCTATTTCCTCGCCGGCCACAAAGTCAAGGATGGCAGACAGTGCATCGACATCGTGATAAGGTATATGAATGTCTGACAGGATCAGCAGCCTTGATTCCGTGATGTCGAAAGGCTCGTAATCCTTGGTGGCACTATCGGGCAACTTATACGGATTTCGTGGTCTTTCAGGCATCTGCGGGTAGGTTCTTTTTTTAGATCCACTGTTTATGGTCTTGCCTTCAATGTATCGGACGTATTTGCGGGCATCCTCGACGTCAAAGAACAGTAATTTGTTCTCGTTATACATGATGCGCGCCAGCTTCAGGTTCGGCATCTCATTGCCGTAGCGCGCACGGTATTCTTTGGCAAGTTGCGTCTTCACACCAAGTAGATAAAGCCCACAAGGTTAAGGCCCGGCCCATTGGTCCATGCATACCGCCTGCGCTTTCGTGCCACTTCTATGCCCTCACGGCCGCCCTGGTCGTTAGTGTTACCCTCAATGGTCTTTATCCATCCATCCCCTACTTCCTCGACAATGCCGATGTGGCCTTTCCATCCTTGCCCGAGACGCCATACCATTAAGGCACCAACCTTCGGCACCTTGCCTACTTTGAACTTGCTTGATCCGCTGAAATTGGCATAGGTGGCTGTGCAGGACGCCTGGAACAGATGTTTGAATGCCTGCAACTTGTCGGCATCCCCGGCAAAGGCCTCGACGGCCACCAGTTCAGTGAAATAACAGCACCATGAATGACCTATCTGCCAACCCACGGCCTTCATCTTGGCCTCAAATGTCGGGTCTATCCACCCGCTGTTGTTGTTCTTCTCGGTCTGCCCGAGGTATTTGCGCGCCGTGTCCACTATTTTCTGCGGTGTCATAATCGGTGGTAAGTATGCAGTAAAGGTACAAATCCGAGACCGACCGGATGGTGTGTACCATGATGCCGTGGCTTTTGATTTCCTTATGTCGCAAATCTTGCAAAGGTGTCGGCCGTAAGTTTGGCCGCTTGATTTCCATGTATATGGTGCGTCCTTCCTTATGCGCAATCAGGTCAGGTATGCCATTTTTGTTAGTCTGCATCAGTTTGACCACATACCAACCGTGCGCATCAAGTTCCTTGATGACCTTGCTTTGAATGGCACTTTCAAGCATCATTCGCCTGCCAGTTGGTTGCGGTATTCAAGATCAATCAATAGTTCAATGTAATGCTGTGCCTTACGCAGGTCCTGCAGCCCCCCCTTCGTCCGGTGCCTGCAGATGTATTTAATCACATTGCCTTCCAGATACGGGATGCTGTTCGCATGGATAAAGTCAGCAGGTTGGATCTTGAAATCTTTGTAGTGGTTTCCGCCTTCCTGAGTCTTCCAAGGATCCTGATAAGTTACCTTTTCCATGGCGTGCTTGACTTCTTTGACTGCGCTTTTGATTACGTTGAGCATAATTTATGTTTTTTAGTGTGTGTAAAAAATGCCCCCCGCGTAGAAACGCAGGGGTGGTTGCTTGCCATATGAAACAGGACGCCGTGCGGGCCCTGCCCCCGCATTCCGCACGATTCGCGCGGTTCTGTCTATGCCCGTCACTTGCGGGCTTGAATTAACAGCGTCACCCAGGGTACACCAATCTCGCATTCACTGATCGACGTTGCCGGCCGCCGCATCCGTCTCAGCGTTAGCCTCGACATCAGCTATTTCAGTGGTGATCTCCTGACCATCCAAAACCAATTCTATCAATTTCTCGATTTCAAGCCTTTGATCATCCCGAAGCAGTGCCAACTTCTCTCGGATGGCATCAGTCGCAAAGGTGTCCACGTTCCATTCGTTTTTAAGGCCATGACGGACCTCAATAGGAAACGCAGGGTTTGTAACCAAGTCTTTGTACATCCATTCGATCTTGGCTGCGTAATTGGTCGCTAATCGCTCGACAAGGGTACCAGGCCTGTCACGCTTGAATCCTTGCATGTACTCGTACGCACAGCGCAGGTGGTGGATGAAGTCAACCAGTTGAGAGGCACCTCGCATTACCAAAGATTATCCCAGGCCCTTTTAATTACACCGAACAATTCGTCCACTAGCGGTTGCAGTCTTTTCATTTTGTGCTGTATATGGTGTTATGATCTTTGTGATAGCATTTGTAATCAGCGTAAAAAATGTTCAGGCCTTCCTTGCTAAACAATGCCATGTCAATCTTGCACACTTCAACCCGTATCATCCAGACGATGCCCTTTCCGGCTTCCTTAATAGCATCCCAAAGCCCCGGCTTTTCGGCTGCAGATACGTTAATGCTTAAGATAAGTAAACAGACCAATGAAATCTTTTTCATATTTTATATTTTGTGGTTTTACTCCATTGTCATTTACCCAATGCCCGCCCCGATGTTTTTTGCATTGTGTATGGTATTGCTTTCTGTTTTCATTATATAACCAAGACACTAATTCGTTACATCCGCAAGATGCTGGGCATTTATATATAACACCATCAGGTAATGGGCCAAATGTTCGGTGGTACAATCTTTCTTCGTCAGTCATGTTTGTCTTTTTTTTCTGTTTTTAAGTCGTAATCTTTCACAAAATACGCCAAAGTGTAGTTTTTCTTAGCCTTGACCGCCTCATAGATCTTGAACTCGATGCCATCCTCCGAAAATATCCAGTACACCATAGCAGGTGTCAGACGGTCCTTGCTTTGCAGCCTTGCCCTTGCCTGCCAGTAACTGACGGCCGAGAAGTCAATGTTATACATTACCAAGGCGTCGGCTGCAGACAGGTTGATACCTTCCCTGCCGCTTTGTATCTGCGTCAGATATACCTTCTCGGGTCCGGTGGCGTTAAACTGTTCAGGTGTCTCGACTACTCGGCCAGCAAATACCCATTCAAGAATGCCAAGCTCAGCCTGAAACTTGTAAAAGATGGCTATCTTCTTGCCTGTGAACAGGTCCTTGATGGCATTGGCTTTGGACATGTCAAAGGCGTAGTGATCGTGTTGCCCTATCGGTTGGTCAATAATGACCGTGCCGCTGTGCAGTTGGTGCAGCTTCGACATCAATTTCACGGCCGTGTCAGCGATCACAGTGCCTTCCTTGGTTGTTAGCACCCTGTTTTTCTTCAGCCTTTCAATGCCTGTTCGGGTGCTGTCTTTCATGCGCACGGTGATGATCTGTTCGTCTACCTGTTCGGCAAAGCCTGCATCCTCCTGGCTGAACTTGATAAACAGGTGTTCGCACTTTGCCATGACTGCATCCCGGTAGGCGTCTTTGTAATCCTTCACCTCTCGGTTGTAGAAATAACGCGACTGCACCCTTACATATTGTTTGGCCCAGGAATAAAAACTTGCCTCAGGGAATGGGCTATTCCATGACACCCAAAATTGATGAAATAGTTGACTGTATGACTCGGGTGTTGGCGTGCCGGAAAGCAATATCAGGTTCTTATGCCCTACCAACCGCCTGACCATCCTTGCTCTTTCCGACGGCTGTGGGAAGGCTCCAAGGCTGTGGGCTTCGTCGCATATCACAAGGTCGAATGATGCTTCCTGCGCTTTGGTGATCTTATGCAGTGATTCATAATTGATGATGTCCAGTTCAAATGGATAACCTGCTTTTTCGTAGTCCAACTGAATGCTGAACATTGCCTTGACTCTAGTACAGAATAACACCGATTTTGCCCCGACATTGTACGCAATCTGAAGTGCCGTGAGGGTCTTGCCTGTCCTTACTTCCATGGCAAGGTAAATGATGCCATGCCGGCGCAGGATGTCAACCCCGCGCCTGGCAATGTCAACCTGATACGGCCGCAGTTCAACCGGCATGGTCGGTCTTTTTTTCTGTCTCGGCCATCCATTCGCTGAACGTCAGCTTGGTATCAGCCTCCTTGTACATCTCGTAAAGATTGCGGAAAGAGTACCACACCCGGTTGCCTTCTAGCATCTTTGTGAACATGCCCGCAGGCAGGCCGTGGCTGTATTCGAGCCAGTCATACACCATCTGTAGGTCGCGGTGCAATGGCTTTTCCTTGTTCGGGTCATCCTTGAAATAATACCCCATGATAAATGTCAGGATGCCCATTGCATTGGAATGCACCACCGTGGTCTTGTTCATATGGGCATACCGGGTGTCTGATAGCGCAGTCCGCAAATCACCTGCGTCGTTGACAAGCTTTGTGATTACGTCACTCATTGGTGTATGTTTTATTAGTTTTCCTCAATGCTTTGCAAGTATTCGGACCATGACATATCCGGTTGCTGTTCTTCATAGATCGAATAGGCGCCAAAGAACATGAACCAAAAGGCTTCCGCATCCTCATTCCTGTAGTACGTCATGATGCGCTCACGTGGCATCGCCTTCATGTACAGTTCAAAGGCTTCATTTAAGGTGATGCTTTTTTTCCCCTTGTATGCCCAAAGGATTACCTTGTTCCTGGTTATTTCCTTGTTAGCCCAACCCAGACGGATCTGTGTTGCTTCAAGTAGCTGCTGCGTGATGGATTTGATTTGTTCCATTTTCAGAACTTTTGGTGTGCAAGTTTATACGTTGCTTGGCGCGGCCGGCTGCCCTGATTCTGTGCCGTCCACAGGGCCTTGGTATGCACGAAGAGGTTAAGGTCATGAACTGTGTCATCCTTGCGCAATAGCTGCCATCCTTCGCCCTGTACATCCCCTGCCTTGCCGTTGGTCTTGGTCTTTGCGTTGAGCCATAGGATGGCCACCTGATCGACGTATATGCCTGCCTCCTCGAGTAGTCGG